CTCAGCAATCTTTGCAACAACATAACCCAAATCATTAGGAATAAATTGTTTATCAAACATGCCAATAGGAGATTTGGCTGAAGAGAATTGCTCATTCTCATTGGTTAAGAACTCTTTTACAGCTTTCTTTGCAGTAGCATCATATCTACTAATACCAATAAGAGTTACATCCACTTTACCCTCTATAGTCAAATACTCATCTACCATCTTACCTGTAGCTTTGTATTTCATATAGATTCTACCATCAGCTCCAGGAATACTGTCTCCATGAGCTAAAATGATAATATTTTTACCTGCTGCATCTAGTTTCTCTATGGCATCAAAGATTTTACCCATAAAGTAACCAATTTGCTTAGGTGCATCCCCATTTTGTTATCCTAAAGGCTCTTTATCCTTTAGCTCTACACTTTCTTTTGTTATAGGTGTAGTTCAGACTATATCATCACTTCTAAAGAAGTGCCCTGCGCTCTTGTCACTTTACCATCTACAGCATTATCTGTTTAGACTCCATGTGTTAGTCGTTGAACCTTTAATATATTTCTATATCACTTGGCTGCTGATTGGCTACTTCTAGCTGTTCCAGCAATTCACAGGATTTTACAAGGTCGAGATTGTATTGTTTTTTAAATTTAGTGTTTTTTGAAATAAGAATAAATTTTCTTATTGCATTCCATTTGACATCAAAGTAATCAGCACAAGTTTTATAACTTCTAAAATAAATTTTTTCTGAAGTTTCTTTTGTGTAAACTACTATATTTTCTGTAAAACTAGAAAAAATAATATCTGAAAGAAGTAAAGGACTGTCTTTATCTTTAAAAATAAATCCTTTTGTATGATTAAAAACTTTATTTAACACTTTAGATATATCTCCTCTTGGGATATTTATATCTAAAGAAGCTTTTTCAATGCTATCATAAGAAGATAAAAATTTACCTCCCATAGTATAAACATCTATTTGTCTTTTGTTATTAGCTTCTAATTTACCTTCTTTGTATAATCTTTTCTTAGTTGCACTATGTCTTTTTTTTAATTCTTCAGGATGCTTATAAGTAGTGGGCTCTTGTATAATATTGTATTCTGCTTCTAAAAACTTTATAAAAAATTCTTCTTTAAAAAGAAGCTCATTTTCTTCACAAGTACAAATACAAGTAAAAGTAAAGTCTTTTCCTTGAACAAGAGTAAAGTCTGTTTGTAAAGCTTTGTTATAGTGAGTTCCAGAATTTAAACTGGCCTTATGATTGGCTAATCTTTTTAATAAGTTTTTAGAACTTCCTACATATTTTTTACCACTTTTTGTACTTTCTATACAATAGATTCCTACTATTCTTTCCATTTTGTTTTTAATTTAGTATATGCAAATATACACATATAATTTAAATAAACACTAAAAATAACAATATTTATGCCGTCAACCTTTAGCTAAAGCATTAGCCATATACCAATTCTGCATTACATAGTTTGAATCATCCCACACAATGTTTTTGTATGGACTGTTTACTAAGTTCAAGAAAATAGCTTCTATGTCTTTTGCATTATCAGTAATAACTCTTCTACCTGTTTTTAAGTCAGGCATAGTAGTAATTGGGTATGCTGTACCACTTCCTCTAAAAGGAAGAGGTTTTGAAGTAACGGATATTAAATAAGTTTCTTCAGGAACTAAACCTACAATACCTAATTCAGGTATTTGTCCAATACTTGTGGACTTTCCAAAGCCACTAGGGGCTAGCACTAAAATTTTAGGCATACTTTCTTTAAATTGTTAAAGGTTCAAATTTCTTAACATCACCATACATGTTGACTCTAAAGTGTTGAGGACAAACACTATGTCTAGATTCTACTAAATGTATAGTTCTCATAAATGGATATAAAAGAGATTTATCAGGTCTTCTAATAGGAGTTCCAAAGTGTTTGACAAGATTAAACTTATCATCATTTGGATTAAACATTGTGAAGATATAGTTACTATCCTCACTTAGATTACCTGTCTCTTTAATATCATCAGACTGTGGAAACAGTCTATCATCATCATACTGCCTTCTTCCAATATCACTAAGTGCCCTATTAAGGTGGATAATGTGCACAAAAGTGAAATTACAAGTGTTTCTAAACTCTACAGCATACTCTGAGAATTTATCTACAGTTTCTTTCATCTTAAAACCTCTTTCAGGTAATAGCTTTCTCAAGTGGTCTGTAATGATAATAACATACTTAGCAGGATTATTAGGTCTATAACCAATCATTCTATTAAAGGTTACCCCATCCTTAACAGTAGTTCTATACAAAAACTCTCCATTTTCCTTAGCATAACCTAAAAGATAGTTTCTGACTCCAGTAGGGTTATCCTTGATTTCCAAGAACTTAATTAACCCTTTAGAAACTTTCTCTCCCTTGTCATTATACTCTCCAAGTAAAGGAACAATTCTAGTTCTGTAAACTATCTTAATTTTAGAGATTAAGTCTTCAGAAACTCTAATAATTTCTTTGGGAGCATCAGGGTTTGCTGTATCATATTCCAACTCACCTTTTAAAAAGGCAGAGGATAAAGATACAACATTTTTCTCTTTATAAGTCTTTCCAGCAGGTAAATTTATCCAATAAATGCCAAAATCTGTGTGTAAGAAATGGGCAACAAAATCAAATTCTTTACTTACTCTGTCAATCTCATAAGAGTTGTAGATAAACTCAACATCAATTAACTGACTTCTAACACTTTCATACTCTAAATTAAGAGCTTGTCTAGTTTCTGGGTCAGTTATTGTTTCAAGTCTAGTGGCAATTGCTTCTGCTGAAGCCTTAATTTTGGCATTATGGTTCAATACATAGACAGCAGGCTCTATACAAAAGCCTACATCTACAAAAGTTGACTTCCCTCCCTTTGGGGCAGCTCCAACAGTGTAGATTCTTCCTCTTTGAATTCCATTAATTGCCTGTGAAATAGTCTTTAAGCCTTCCCCCATAGGAAGACCTTTATTACTACCTTTTTGACCTGCTTCAAATGCTGCTCTAAAATTCATTATTGCATTCTTGAAGTTATGTCAACACTGTCATTAGTTGAGGTATTAGCCATAGCTTCTCTATACTTTTCTACCCAACCTTCTAGTGCTGAAGTTCTGTCTCTACCTACACCTTTACTTATAAAGTAATGAGATGAGATAACATAATCAGGACTAGTAAGAGTCCTAAAATACATCCTAGTACCTCCAAAGACTTCTTCTTTTCTTACATCAGGATTATCAGCAAAAAATGCTTTCATCCTAGTAATACAGTCTTTGTCTGTAGCTTTTCTTTTCTTGTTAATCAAGCCAAATTCTGCATTCCAATCTTTAACCCAGTCCCACTTAGCAGTATTTTCTCCTTCAAATAAAGGAATATGCCATACTACTTCTCTATCTTCATTGATACCTAGAATGTTAGTAACATTCATTCTTTGAATTAGTAGAGTAGGAGTATAAGAAGGTCTACAGTTAAAGAATATAGACAAAAGATAAGCTATACCATCTTCAACAGGAATTGCATACTGTGCAAGTACTGTTCTAATTTGAGGATTTATTCTCATACAAATCTTTTTTTAAAGTTATCAATTCTTATGTATTCTACCTTAGATTGATCTAAGTTTTCAATAGCATTCTCTAACCATTTTTCATCTTGAGTTGACTCAGAGACAATGATATACAAATGAGCTTCATGCCCAGGTCTAAACCTAATGAGTCTACCAATTCTTTGTACCAAATCTTTCTCTTTAGAGTTTAACTGACCTATGATACCTGAATCAATAGCAGGAAAGTTATGACCCTCATTGACAGCTTTTACACAAGATAATCTATTGATTTCTTCATTCTTAAAAGCATCATAAGCTACACTACTAGACTTAGAGTGATAAAATGTAGGACAAACTGCTTCAGCTTGTTCTATATTACCACAAAAGATAAGTGTTCTATCTTCTTGAGGAATTACTTTGTCAAGTAAAAACTTAATTACAGCAGTCTTAGAAGGAATTTTGTAGATAAACTGCATTCTATTTAAGATAGCAAACTGCATCTTAGCTTTACCTTGAGGAGTTTGGTCACCAAAACATTGCTGAACTCTTCTATTACAATAAGCATAAGTAGCAGCTTCTGTAGTCATAAAAGGATTCTTCTTGTTACCACCTGGAATATTCTTTGTAACATTATCCAAAGGAACTGTAATTACAGTAATTTTGTATGGTGCTACAAAACCTAATCTAACAGCTTGATCTAGAGTAAGTTCATAAACTAATCTAATACCTAAGTCAGACAAGATTTGCTTCTTAATAGGGTCTGTAGGAGGAGTTGCAGTAAGTAATACTGTATTTTCTACATGATTATTAACAAAGAAATCAGAAGATAACTCTGTAATATTATGACCTTCATCAAGAATAACTATATCAATTACTTCATCTTTAATTTTAGAACCTGAAGCATAGCAAAGACTCAATGTCTTTTCCCAAAGATGACTTGCTTCCCATTTAGTAAACTCTTCTTTCCAGTTTTCATCTCTTAACTTTTCAGTAGGAACAATTACTGCAGGTTTAAACATAGGAGAACAATCAATTTTGTCAAAGTAATACTTAGCCAATTCTACTGCTACTCTTGATTTACCTGAGCCTGTAGCCATAGCTATCATACCTGTACCATTATTGTCTACAACAGCTTGTATAGCTTCAGATTGGACCTTTTCTCTAATTAAATTGACAAATTGAGTAACAGCTAAAGGTTCTGTAATATTCTTTCTTAAAGCTTCTATTTTGTCAATATAAGTTAAGACTGATTTGGGGTTTTGGAAGAGAACCTGTAACTCTCTAAAATACTTTTTCATGATAAAAACTGTTTATTATATCCTATTGGTAGGATAATTAATTTTACTTTTTGTGTAACTCCTTGAGCTTTTAAATCAGCAACTGTTGATATGAAAAAAGGATGATTCTTATCTCTTATGTAAACTACAGGAAATAAGAAACAAGATTGTAATTCTTCAACAATTTCTTGCTCTGTTGCTCCCCCTCTTAATACTGCTATAGGTTGAGATAAAAAGAAACTAAAAAAGTCTGTATATTTAATGACTCTCTGCATAATTAAAATTTAGTGTTCTACATTCTGTTTTTCCATGAAAGTCTATTTTAGGTACACTAATGAGACTCGGCATAATTGTTTCCAATATCTATACTTATTCCTAATGGGACATTGAGTTTCAATATTTCATTAGTAATGGCTATAGCTTTGTTAAGTTTATCCTTTACTTGTTGTTGCTCTGTTTTAAGGAATGTAAAACCAATTTCATCATGGTATTGAAGACTAATCTTAATACCCTGTTTTCTTACATTTCTAATATGTGTATCAAAACAGAATACACCTGTGCCCTGATTAAGTGTGCTAAACCTATCTTTGGGTTGTCTTAATGAATACCAAAAGCCACTGACAGGGTTGTATAGCCACATTTGCTTTCCAACTTGTTTATAGACTGTATCATTAGTTACCTGCTTTACAGCTTTATTTCTTTCCCAGTAAGTTTTATGTAGAGCTGTGGCTTCTTCCAATGACATACCTGTAGTTAAGGCTATCTTTGGTGGACCTGCTCCATAAACACCTGAAAAGTTTACTACTTTAGCTTTTGTTCTAACCTTCTTGTAAGAAGTCCCTTCTTTACCTTCTGTAGTTTCATACAATTTATGGTCAGCTACCTGTTCAGGGGTAAGCATATCTGATAATACTGCAATATCAAGATGAGGATCAAATCCTGGCACTCTCATTTGTGTTACATAATCAGGGTCATAAAAGTACATGTAGTGTTGTTTAGTAGTATCCTCCAATGAAGACATATCAGAACCACAAAATAAATGGTTTTCATCAGGAGCTATAATAGCACCTCTGATTTCTTTACCATAAGGTTTATCTACTGAAGGTAGATTAGCAACAGGTTTCTTATGTTTAAATCTAAGAGTGTTAGTAAAGCCTGCTATGTGAGAAACCATTTTACCTTGCTCATTAGAGCATTCAAGAAAACCTTCAATTACACCTACTCTATGCTGAAGCATAAATAGACCTTTTAGATTCTCTAATACAGGATGTGTTTCTGCCAATAGAATAATGTTTGCACATAATCTTTTGTCATTGTCCTGTAATTGAGGTACAGCTCTGATTTCTCCTGCTGTGTTAGGAACATGCTTGAATACAGTAGGTCTCCAACCTAAACTGAATAACCATTCTTTAAGCTGAGCTATTGAAGTAGGATTAGGTTCTTCTGTAGATTTAACTACAGTAATACTTCCATCAAAATCAGCTTCTAAATCATTATCAGCTAAAAGTTCTAACCAAGTTATGCCAGACTTAGTTAGTTCTCCTTTTACTGTATACATTTTACTTGGTTTACTCTTAGTAGTGTATTTAATTTGCTTAGGCATTGCTAATGCTAAAGCAGTTTTTCTTTCTTCTACAAGAGTATTCAAAGTATCTAATGTTCTCTTACAATATGCCCTGTCAATAGTTAATGGATATTGTTCTTGTTCTGCAGCACAATCTAGTTTCCAAGTAAGATATGCCATTATCCTTTCTATAGGTTCTTCTGCATAAATATCTTTAAGATAGTTAATGAAATTACCAAATATGATAGAATTAATGACAACATCTTGAGAACATCTGTGTACATAATCTTCTGTAGCTAAATTTTCCCAATCTTTGATAATAGGTTTAGCTATTCCTACAGTGTCTCCCCATGACTCTAAGCCATGTTCTTTCCTTTCTGGATATAAGTACCAAGAAAGAGCTAAAGTGTCAATTATGGTGCCTTTATGAGTATATCCTGTAAGCTTTTTAATAGCAGGAAAATCATATCTAACAACATTATGACCTACAAGGATTTGCTGTGTAGATAAGAAATTTACTAACTCAAAAGTATTGGTAATAACAGTCTCACTTAGTAACTGATTACCTTCATAAGTATGTGCTACAAGACAATGAAAAGTAGTAAGAGTATCTAGTAAGCCATCTGTCTCAATATCGAAGATAGTATATCTCATTTCTTTTTTCATTCTGATCCTTTTTTAATTAAATAATACCATAACCAAATTACTTTTGATCTTATAAATTCATAAGCTACTAATATTAGCATGTACTTCATAACTATTTTCTTTTTAAGATTAGTAATGTTAATAAGAACAGTATTATACAAGGTTCTAAGATTACAAATAGAATAATATTTAACTCTTCATAAGTGTAACCTAACTTATCTGCATAAAATTGAATACAATCACAACACCAATTAAAGAAACCATTAGTGGAATTTTGTGATATTAAGTCAGAGTACAACTCTGATGAGGAATTAAAATGTTTCATAACCCTTTTTCTTTTTTATAGATTTCTAATAGTTTGTTAATTGTAAAAGGCTTACGTTCTTTATCTGTTAATGTTAAATACCACTCTGCAAACCCAATAGCAAATTCATCTGCAATAACTTCACATTGAATATCTCTTAATGTTCTGCTTGGATTAGTGTCTAACCATTGTTTAAACTTTTCTTTTAGTGTCATAACTTTTTAAAAATTAAAGAGATTCTTTTCTTCCATTTCTTGTAAAGCCTTATCAGCTATAGGTTTAATTAAATAAGAACTTAGTATATTCAAAGCTCTTTCTCTTCTTTCATCTACAGTTAAAATATATTGATTAACTAAAGCTAACTCAACTCTTTCTTGCATTACAAGTAGTTTGTTAGTAGCTTGTGTAGCATCATTTCCTTCTATAGCACCTTGATATTGAAACACTTTTTGAATAAATTGTTCATATTTTGTTTTACCATTCTTAAGGAAAGCCTTAATAGTACCATAGATATAACCCTGTTTTTCAAGAAACTCTATTCTTTCAATAATAAGAGTTAAAAGAACTATAAACTGTAGATTACTATCTTCAATTTGTTCTTTAGTTTCTTTATCCTGCATAATCTATTTGATTGATAAACAGATTATTATAAGTTCTTCCATTCTTTTCAGAACCTATAAATACAAAACCAATTTCTATTTGGTCTCCAGTTCTAATGCCCATTTTCTCTATTCTAGAGATAACTGCTTCTCTAACTTCAAAGAAAGCTTTTTGATCATCTTCAGTTACAAGAGTCACAACAGCTCTTTTCTTGTCTGGTTTTCCTTGTACTTTAATAAGTTCAGGAGTTGACATTTTTTCAAAATACCCTATAAATGGGGTTAATACTTTTTTATTCATGACTAAACATTATATAAAATTAATAAATCACTTATTTTTACCATTTACGGTTTCTTCAATACTCCAACCAAGTTTCATTCTTCCTTCAATAGTACCTCTTGGTAATCCTGATAAAGCTATTAATTCCACTTGACTATATATTTTTCCTCTGTATTCTAGTTTGTGAACATTTCTTCTATTTTTACTTTGTTCACTTTTAGGTATCCAAATACAATTACTTAAAATGTAATTGCCATTTGTATCTTTTCTTTCAAGAGTCAGTCCTTTTTGATAAGTAGAATCCATATCTTCTGCAAAATTTGGAAAGTAGTTCCATCTTTCACAAATAGATATACCTCTACCACCATAGTTTTTGTAATCTAAAGAATTTAGATTATTACATCTATCTTTCATATTGCACCAAGTAACATATAATCTATGTTTAGACATACCATGTCTAATACCTCTGTTTTCTTGTATTCTACAATTTAAACAAGAGGAACTTTTACCTGCAAATAAATTATATTTATTTACACTGATAATTTTTCCACAATCACATTTACACCACCAATATTTAGATGCTTTTAAAATGTCTCGAGATATGACTGTCCATTTTCCAAATTTTTGATTTGCTTTAATTTCTACCATATTATACATTGTAAAGAATTAACAATTCTGAAGCTCTAGTTACTCCTGTATAGAATAACCTTTGCTTTTCTTTTTCATTCTGATTGAAGTTGATGTCTCTGACATTTAGAACAGTAGTTTTGTATGTGGAACCTTGACTCTTGTGAACTGTAAGTGCATGATTGTATTTGAAACTAGCAAAAGTACTTAAAAACTCATTTCTATATTCAAAATTTAAAAAATCTTCTTTACAATTTTTGTTCATAATTGCAGAATACCTTTTAAATAAAGGTATTGAAGAATCATCTAATACTAGAATATTTTTATTAATGCAATAGACAACAAATTTAGCTTCTTCCATAATAGTTTCTTTATGAGTCTTTTTAAGAAGTAAATTCATAGTCATAGTATATTTATACAATTCTTCTACTTTTATTACTTCATTAGTAGTGTATTTACCATAAGGAGCATCAAATACTATTGTTTCTTCAAGTTCAATCTTAGCTGGGTAATCTCCATAAATTCTATGTCTAACTAGTTTATTGATTTTATCAACTTCTTTGTTAGTCCAAGCTAAATATTTAAACTCATCAGTACCATTAACTTTAGCTAGTTCTTCAATAATTCTAGCTAGATTTTGAGTATAAAGGTATCCTACATCTTGTTGTTCAGACCCAAGTAATACATTAGGTTGTTTATCCCAAATATTAGAGATATTTCTACTAAGAGTAATGATAGGATTTCCCTCTCCTTGTCTAATGATTTCAGTAAGTTCTACTTCAGGATACTCTTGATGAAATACAGGACTGTCTTCTTCTCCTACAGGATTAATTTGCTTACCATCTCCTACAAAAATTACTGTAGTTTTTTGAGTTTTAGCATATTCTTCTATAGATTCTACCATTCCAGAGTCTACCATTGATGCTTCATCAATAATCCAATAATCAATGTGATTAAGTGGTGGCCAACTTTTATTAGGTACAGACTTAAATACTCTTTCTCCTGTGTGTTTATCAGTAATACTCTTGTATTGTAAAGCACTGTGAATAGTAGTGAATTTAACTTCATCAACAATTACTTTATCTCTAATTACAGACAATGCTTTATGTGTTGGAGCTGAACACATTACTCTTTTAGGTTTACTTATTGTACACAATTTTTTTACTAATGTGTGTACTAACCAAGTTTTACCTACTCCTGCTGAACCCTTTAAAAGGATTCTTTTTGTTCTGTGATTAATTAAGTGCATAATCACATCAAATTTTTCTTGTTGATGTTGGGTTAAATTACTCATTTTTGTTGCTAAGATAAAAAATAAAAAGAGAGTAAGGAAATATCCTCACTCTCTCTTAAAATTAATAAAACTATAGAACCTCTTGTTCTACAGAAATTGAAGTTGTAACTCCAGCTAATTCTACTTTGATAGTAGGTGTAGCATAGAAGTCAGCAGGATCTTCAGTTCTCAAGTCTTGGTCAGCAGTCAATGTAGATTTAAAGAAATCTGCTTTGTACTGTGGTTTACCATTTCTTAAGATAAGTTGACCTGCTTTAGGGTCTGCTTCTCCATAACGAATTACTTGCTTGTCAGCAATTGCATCTTTGGTAGTCAACCCTGCAGAAATTGCATAAAGTTGATTATCAGACAGAATTGGTTTGTTAGCATACATTCTGTAAATAGTTGCATCAGGTAATGCAGCTAATTTAGCAGCTACAGATTCTGCAGTAGAACCTACAGGAACATCTACCCATACTACTCTTTTAGAGTTTGATGAATATTCTTGTTCAGCAAATCCAAATTCAGCAGTACTGAAAGGATTATCTTGAAAATTGTTGCTTACAGACTTTGATGGATAAAATGACTTTGTAGTCACAGTCTGTTTAATTTCAGCTGTAAGAGTTCCCTCTTTTTGATAAGCTGTTGCATGTACTCTTGAGATTTCTAAACCTCCTTTAGAAACTTCTGTTCTAATTCTTTGTTCTGGTGTGCTTGTTGCAGTGTTTTGCATGGTAATGTGTTTTAATTTATCTAATTGCTTCATAGTAAAGGTAATAACCTATTCTACTCTTAGATGTAATGATTTGATTTTTGTTTGATTTTACCTTTGGTTAATTAAAAGTCAGAGAGGTTTTATTAAAGATAATGGCAAAGCCAAACACTTTCTATTACTCTGACCCAAACTCCTGTGCTACAGCTTGTCTATGACCAGATCACTTACAATATTCAAGCTAAAAGCTTTATTGTTTTAGGATACAATGGGATGAGGAACTCGTGTTGACAATGTTTGTAGTGGAGTGGAGGGGATTCGAACCCCTGTCTCAAATACTTCAATATTAGAAATTTATACAGCTTTTTGATATGTTTTATAACTTTCAATATCTTCAAGTTTTGCCAATGTATCTTTTACTTCTGCTTTGGCAATGCAAGAATAGGGCCTACTGTTAAGAAGACCTCCACCATCTAGTTTTCTATCCTAGCAAACTGAGTATTAATCTTACCTATTCTAAGGACTAGGCAGCCTCAGCTAATTCTACTTCTTCTGAAGTAGCTATCAAATTGTGAACAACTTGCATATTAGCTTGTACTTGGACATTCTCTTTTGTGTTTCCATTTAAAATGATTCACCTTAGTTTACAGTTATCTCTCTGGCTGATTT